CGCCTTCATGTTCGATTTGCGCAATCCGTGCAGCAGGTCGTAGGGATCTTGGCGCTCCCAAGCCGTGATCATCCGTGCCGCCGTTGCAGGAGCCATGTCTTCAACACTGCCGTAGCGATACATCCTTGCCAAGTCGTCGCCTTTCACGCCCCAAGGGGCCAGCTTCTCATCAACAAAGGCCGTCCGGCTGAGCGGAGAGTTGTTCAGCTCATTGAACAACGCTTGCTGGCGCACCCAAGATGCCTCTCGATTGGCGCTGGCGACGTCAAGCTCTTTGGAGTTGTACCGCGCCCCAGCGATTGGCCGTATTGATCGCGTCTCAAGCGTCTTCGTGTTGTCAGCCAGCTGCTTGATTGCTCTCCAAGAGGCGAACTGACCTGTGCGGTTGAGCGGAGTTGCTGTTCCCAGATTGTTGTCCAAGGCATGGCCCACCTCGTGCCGGAACACGTTGGAATACGCCTTGGATCCTGGACGGTGTGAGCTCATATTGATTGCGTTGTTGTCGTGGTAGGCACCCATGTTGGTCCTGCCGATCATCGGCTTCAAGTCCCTCGCCTGTTGCAGCGCTCGTGCCGCCAGCGTCGGTGCCTTGCGGAATGCGCCTTGCTCTGCGCCCAAAAGGTTGGGGTGCGAGCTTTTCATGGCGGAAAGGATCTGGGATGTTGATTGGGATGTTGGTGCAGGAGGTGGCGTCGACGGAGCCTGCGGGATTGGGGTGGCTTTCGGCACCGGAGCTGCTCTCCCCTTCGGCCGTGCAACAGCAAGGAAGCGGTCTCGCTCGGTCTTCATCCGTTTCAACAGCTTCTGCCCGAATATCGGCTGGCCGTCCGGCCCTATCACGATCTCGGTGGTTGAGCAAAGGCAATTGATTGCGTTGCCGTTGATCGTGTACCAGAGCGCCTCTTCATCAACGCTGAACAGGGATCCGTGACGAGCGGCATGGCTGTAGCGCGTGCGATCGGGGATCAATGCTGAGTTGTGCAGCACCTTTATGGTCTTGCCGAACTTGGCCTCCTGTTCGCGCACCTCGTCCCACCGGCCACGGCGCTGAGCCATGGTGATCTCTGTGCGGGCAATGCGCTCGGCTCGCATCTTGCTCACGTTGAAGCGCTCTCGGATGGTCTTGGCCGTCTGGCGAGGGTTCTCGCCGCCTTGGATTGCCTCAAACAACACGCGTGATAGGTCGCGGCCGGTGTCGCCTGCGAAGCCTTCCATCTCCTCGAATGACCGGCTGGCCGCTAAGACTGCCTTGCGCAGCGTTTGTTGGCTGTCTAGGGCCGTGGTGAGCGGTCCTGTCTCTGCTTTGCTTAGCCCTCCCCCAACGGAGAGGTTGTCTGCTGCCCTGAACACGCCTTCAATGTAGGCCTGTCGCACTGCCTCCTGAATTGCCTGTCCGCCACGGCTCCTTCCGCCCAGCTGCTGCATGATGGTCTCAACCAACTGCTCCAGGATGAACGAAGAGATGTTGAAGTCATAAAAGACGTTGGCCCGAAGTCCGTTGGTGATCGTGTAGGGCCAAGAAGCAACGGCGTCCAGCGTGAGCTGTTGAGCTGCTGCGATATCCTTGAACATGGCCGTTCGCGTGCGCTTGATGCGCTTGGTCTGGCCGATCGGGTTGGTCTTGGAGGAAGGGATGGACGGTTGAGCCATTAGGCGTCGTCCTCTTCGCCATCTTCCTCGTCGCCGTCCTCCGTGCCTGCATCAAGGCCCAGCGGCTCAATCAACCCCTCGTCACCATTCGGATCGTAGCCAGCCACTTCACGGATCTCGTCCTCGGTGAACACGATCTCGCCGGTTGCAAACATGGCTTGGTTGATCTTGGCCATCTTCTCGCCAATGCTTAGCTTTTCCTCCAGCGAGGGAGCAGTCAGGTCGGCCCAGCTAACGTACCAATCGCGTTCCTTTATCATGCCCCACTTCTCAAGGCGCTCAACAAGGTCCATGATGTTGGGAACAACGAGCATGTCGCGTCGGCCCATGTTGGTCTGGGACCACTGGGCAGCATCCTCGGTTGATGCGCGTTCGCCTGTCTGCATGCCGACCAATTCCTTTTGCGGGATCGGCCACGATGCGGACACCTCTTGGGCAGCGATGGAGAAGAACTCCTTGGGGATCGGGAGCGTCACCCCAAGGGTCTTCGCTTCCATGCCTTGCAACACGAGGCTGTTGTCAAAGCCCTTGGACCACTTGCCCATGACATCGTCCAGCGCATCAGCCAACCCGTCCATCTCAACACCCAACATTGATGCCAGCTGGTTGAAGTCAACGTCTGCATCGGCCTGCAAGACCGGCTGAGCCTTGGCATTCTTCCAAAAGCCCTCGCCGCCTGAGCCTCGGATCTTCTCCATGTCAATAAGCGCATTGTATATTGGCTGCAGCTTGCTTTCGCCGAACGTGGTGCCGTCTCGCGACCAGATCAAGACCCGATCGGGATGGACCGTGAATGACCGGATCTTGCCGTTCTCCGGATCAACAGCGCTCTCGTTGAATGTGTACATCTTAGGCTTGCCATACTCAGGGTCCTTCGGGTTGGTCTCCCAAGAGCTGGGCTCAATCTGGCCTTCCCAAGCAGGAAGAACCCCGACCAAGCCCGCAATGCCGCCCCTAACGACGTCAACCGGCTGATCATATGGCTTGCCGTCCCCCAGCTGAAGGATCACGGCTGCATACTTGCCGATCATGGACATCTTGTCGGCCTCTTTGAGCTTTTGCCAAAGGCGGATGGACGAGAAGTGCTGGCGCATCTCCTTCTCAGCACCGGTCTCGCCTTCTGCACTGCGCTTCTCCTGCTCCCAGATCTCTGGGAACTCCTGCCAAGTCTTGGAGGCTGTCTTCTCGGCCAAGCCGTTTGCAAAGCCGTTCCTGCTCCACATATCATAAAAGAAGGTAAAGCTGAGCTCACCAGTCTCCGGATAGCCGAAGTCGTAGTTGATGTTATGCTTGAAGTTGGCAGAGGGTTGGTGGATCGACGTGACGCTCTGGTTTGAGTTGCCGGCCATGAGCCTGCGTGCTGCGCTGAGTTGGGCTGTGTTGAGTTGAGGCTTCATGCCGCTCTCCTGTTGCTGGTTTTGACGAGAAGTCCGGCCGCTGGTGCATCACCAAGCATAAGCTCAGTTAATGCCCAAACCAAGCCGTCTGCACGGTCTGGTGATCCGGCTCCTTGGTAGCCATCGGTGTTGAATTGAGCCATCTGGTCTTCAAGCTCGGTGAATTCGCCTGCGTGGTGGACCCTTGGGCCGGATCCGTTGGACCCCTCATAGAGCGCTGCTATCGGCTCAGCTCGGACGTGCTTACCGCGTGTTGCCCGCACCAGCTTTACCTTTGCCAACGGGTCTGCCACCTTGATTGTGCTCTCGACCATCGCCCCGCCGTAGTTGGCCTCTGCCACGATGCAATCAGCGCCCCACTTGCCGTAAGCATTGACCGCAGCACGTCCCCAACCGGCCGGAGACAGCGTATCACTGACGTCTGCCAAGACGTATGCGTGCCCATCGGTCCCTTTGCCTGCAACGATGATGCCTTGGGCGTCGCCGCCTGTGCCGTCGGATCCGGACGGGTCAACAGCAACAACAATCCTGCGCATTGGCGGGACGGCGTCGGGCGATACTCGGGAGGCATCAATAATCGTGCTGGGCCAAAGGCTGTTGGGGAGGTCGGATTGGTAGTTGCCGTCCTTGTAGCGAGCACGCATGGCGGCTGGCAATGAGTTGAGCTCCTCAATGTACTCTTCCATCAGGTTGGCCATGTTGTCTGCTGGGTTCATCTGCAGCACTGCCCGAGAGTTGGCAGGCATAAGCGACTTATCAATCGGGGAGATGCCTTCAATGAACTCCGAGTGGGTCCAGTGGCGTCGGCCGGTTGGGTTGAGATCATAGTAGGCTTTCAGCGCCATGATCTTGCCGTTGACCTTCTTGACCTTCTGAGCCAGTCGGGTGCGCAGCGTCAGGATGGAGGCATAAGGGATCTGGGAACACTCGTTTGCGTACACGGTGACGAATTCCTTGCCTAAGATCTTCTCGACCCGCTCCTTGTCGTCCAGACCGGCAAACCAGATCTCGCTGTCCCCTGCGTCTAGGTGCATGGTCACGAATTGGTCTGACTTGTTGGTTGTGTAGTCGACCTCGGGCCAACAGGCTTTCATAACGGCTGGGAAGGTGTCCATCAGGACCGACTGGCGAACGTCAATGTTGTGCAGGCGGGCAATCAGGTGGCGTGATTCAGGTGCCATGAGCGCTCGTGCAGAGACGCAACGTGTGAAGCCGAACGTCTTTCCGGACCGTGACCCACCAAAGGCCAAGACGTGGCGTGCTAGGCCAGCGGCTAGGTCCCTCTGTTCAATCTGCTTGGGTGTTAGCTCAAAGGTCACCATCGTCCTCTGCAATTTGGACTGTCGTGGTAGAGATCACCTCAGTCTTCTCAACCAGCCCGAGATCACGAGCGATGATGGACGCATTGTAGAAGCCGGATGTCACGCCCTCAAACTTGTCCTCGTAGATCCGGCGCTCTGCGTCCTCCATCTCAGCAACAAGGTCTTCGCGATAGCGCTCAGGAAGGTCTTTGCGCTTCCACCCCACCCAAGACGGATGGGTGACGCCTAGGTAAGAGCACAGGCTGAAGATGTGGGCCACTCGTCGGACCGGCTTTTGCAGCAGGGTTGCTGAGCCTTGGAACTTGTTGAACTCGGCAGCATACAACGGGTTCGCCTCAAGCCAATCGAAGTAACGCTCAACCATCTCCCGCAGCTCACCAGCATCCTTGAAGTGAGGTTGACGGCCGTGGTTCCTGTTCGCCTTAGACGCCGTGCCCCCAGTCGTCCAGCGTGGGCCAACGCCATCGACGTACTCAACACCGTCCGCAGTGACCGTCTTGCCGTCCTCTTCGTAAAGGTCTGGTTGGTCGGGCTTCGGGCGCGGTGGTCGCTTGGCCTTGATCTTCGCCAGCTCAGCCGCTCCTGCCTTTTTCATCTTGCCTGCAACTTTGCGTTTGATTGCAGTGGGCTTTTGCGTTGCCATGATTTCACTCTCCAGAATTCCTCCCATCACCTTGGGCCAAAACCGCCAGAAAGTCAAGTCAGCAGAAGGAGGTTCCAAGATCGTAAAATTTCGTGTTTTGGGGAACCCTACGGCATAACTATTCTATATTTTCTCTCTCTAAATTTGAGACAGGAAAAAGGAAATAGGTATAGGAAAGCGAACCCCTACTTATGCCGGAGGGTTCCCCAAAATGCAACTTTCCGTGGAACTGGAACCCTGCTAAGCCATTGATTTTACTCAAACCACGTTTTCCACCCCTTTTGCGCGTTGTTCAGGTTCCACTAATCCGGAAATAAAGCAGAAAAGGTCGCCAGAATATTAGAATAAACCCTCGACCACTCACAGGAAGAAACTGCCCTGCAATTCGTATGCTGCGACCCGTTGAACTCGGTGCGGGATCCGGCCTTTCACGGCGTCCGCTTCTCCCTCCATCGGCACCGGTTTCACGTCAAGCGGTTGGCAAGCCCAGACCCGCGTTCCGCCTTTTTCGGCGATGATGACCCAAGCCCGACCGCCAACCCTCGCTATTTTACGCAACACGATCCGCTGAGCGTTGGCCATGATGAACTCGATCCATTGTCCGTCCTTGCTAACCTCTCCGACCTTCAGCTCGCAAAATTTGGGCGCTCCTCCACCGAGCTCATACGGCCCAACAACAACAACGTCCGGTTGGCCGGTTGTCCCGCCGATCGCTGCCTCGGACCACAACGCAAAGCACCCCGCATCATTCGCCCACTTCTTGATCAGCTTGCGCAGATCTCCCTCGTCCTTAAACGGCGTTCTTTTGATCACGCTGTCTCTCCTGTAAATGGTGCCATGATAGCGGCGCGGCGGTGGGTGTTGGCGGCGGATTTAAGTTCTGTCATAGACATATCGCCGCAATGGTAGGTCCCGTTTATAAGAAGCGCGGTGCAATCATCCCCAGCGTCATACCAGTCTGCGCTGTAACGGTCCTTGGTTACTGGACAAACCGCAATCCCCTCCTCCCAAACCAGCGACGCAATCATGTCAGGCATGGCGTCAATGATGGCGTCGGCCGCACGTCGGGCTTCATCCTGCGCAAAGCTGCTTCCGCCGTCCACCCAAGCAGGTCCAGACCCGTTTCCACCTTGCTTGGATGTCCAAAGCATCGCTGGCCACACAAGCTTTGCAATCTTTTCACGCATACTCATTGTGTCTCTCCTGTCGGTGTTGGGGGAGCCGTGTTCCAACCCTTCTGGCGATTTGCCTCAGCCACGTGACCGGCAAAGGCTGCAATCTGGCCGAATGAAAGGACCTGCTTGCGTATCCGCGCCATTGTCTGTTCTGGCGTCATGGTCAGGTCAACGTCGGATTGCATTGATAGCTTTTCCATCAGCGTGGACAAGCAGCCAGCAACAACAATTTCTTGATAGGTCGGCGGTGCTTCGGTAGGCGCGGGGGCAGGTGCGTCCAGTGCATCAAGTGCTGCGTTGATCTCGTCGGTGATCCATTTTGGGTCGCTGGAGGTCGTGGCGAGGCGCTCCAAGATGGCGCTCAAGATTGTGGCGGTGGGGTGCGTCTCTGCGCTCGTCGCGCTTGAGGATGCCAGAGGCGCGGATGCGGATGTGTCAGTCATGGTCATAGTCCTCTTCAATGTTGGCTGCGAATGCTTCGCGAAACCGTTGGGCAGTGTCAATCTTTTCGGCCTCAAGCTCGGCCACCCGCTCGCGGGCTCTGCTTAGCTTGATATGCGCAAGGATAGCGTCTGCGGTCTTGTTGCAGTTTATAGATGCGCCTCCGTCGCCCATATCAAAGATGATCTGTGCAATTCGGTCGCGCAGGTGGGTCATGCCAGCACCGCATAAGCAATCAGTGATGCAATCCCAAAGCCAAGCAGCGCTCCTCTCGGTGCCATCTCGGGATCTTTAGGGATTGAATACCCCAGCGTAGCGAACAGCGCTAGGATGATGATGGTCGGCAGGAGTTCGCTCATGTTCTCGGTCCTTTAATGTGATGTTGGGTCGAAGTCTGCGACTTGCCCATCGGGGGCGAATTTTTTAAGTAAGCCGCGCTCCCATCGGTGGAGCCATTTTTGGAATTTGAGGGCAACGTTAATGTCCTCAAACCCGTCGCCGCTGAACATGGCCGCGTCAAGTTCGTCTATAGCCTTGTCGATGTGTGTGTTTCCGGTGAAATCCATTGGGGTGTCCTTAGTTGCTAATGTTAATCTGAGCCACTTCGCACTCAGTAAGAGGCAGGTAATTGCGGCGACTGACATGCCAAACTTCGTGGCCTCCTGTTTCGTTTTTCATCCAGTTCAAAACTTCTTTTGCGCCTTCTGGGCTGTCAATTTCTGCATCACTGGAAATAGGCAAGCCAAGTATCATATTTATAGGCCCGCGAATATGCTCCCTGCGGTCAATTATGCAGTAAAAGCATGTGTCAAAGTGCGGTTTAGTCGCAATGATGAAGCGTTCGTCAAAGCCCTGCACGGTGTACCGCGTCCGCTCGGATCGCATCTTTATCTTATAGCCAATCTGCATCTGAGTGTCCTTAAATGTAATCTTTGAGTGTGTTGCCTTTATCGGTCAAACGAACCCGCCCGCCGCCACTTTCGTTTCTTTCAACATCTATGAGTTCATGCGGTAGGTGCGGGATAACGGCAGACATGATCGGGGCGCTTGTTTTCACCCAGCCATCTGCGTCTTTGGGGCTACGGTTAAGCAGGCGAAAGACGGATATTGCTTTATCGCTCATCGGCATATCATCGGTCCTTCTATGCGTTAAAATTTCTGTGACGTTCAAGATCTGCGATCAAGTCCGCAGATGTGGTCGCCCAGTTAAGTTCGATGTACTGCTTCACCGCTCTGAGGACCGCACCTTGCACTACTGGGTCATCCATCAATGGGCGATGCTGTGCGGCAGTGGCTGCGTTGTTCATCATGCGATCTGCGTTAAATGTCATATTCTCTGCCATCATCGGTCCTCATCTTCAGTTAATGGGTGGCGGGCATCAGGCCCAAGCCCGCCAGTTGGTCTGTTGTGGTCCGGCTATTCACGGTGCAACGACACCGATCAAGCCTTCCCTGTCACCCTAAAGCGAGGGTTGCCCCGCCTATTACTTGCACCAGCCTTCGCGAACTCGACGCGTGGTCGTGACTTCAACCAGCTCAGTCCCCTCGGGCGTTCCGGCCACCGGATCGGCAGGGACTTCCACTTCAACGAGGCGCGTAGAGGTGCGACGGTTGGGGCGGATCTGCAGCTCGAAGTTCGTCAACCCGACGGACATCAGGTAAGCAGTCACGTCTTCATCGTCCTTCGGAGAGATGCCGACCGGCATTACGATCGCGTCAACGTTGGTGATGTGGGCAGCTTCGGCCGCAACAAACCAGCCGATATGCGGAATATACATTCCTGGAACACTCTGGCCAAATCCGGCAGGAGCGTTGAAGCACATCACGACCTTCGTCAAGCCGCCATTGCGGTCAGACAGGTCAATTTCAGTTTCGGCATAAGCTGCGGTAGAAAAGGCGGTCATCGCGAGGATTGCGCCAGCGGTAAGGGTCATAAAGCGTATCATAGTAGTCTCCTTAATAGGGGTGCGACATTGCACCGTGATGAAGCCCGTAAGCAGGCTGCATTAGGTTGAAATGCCTCTCAGCGGTGGGGCGTGTTGTTGACGTAAAAGATATGGTCACCGATCCTTCCTTCTCTGTCGTATTCTTCCGCCCAAGACGGCTCAACGCTGGGCGCGTGGTAGTGGGTTGCGTTGGTTGGGTAGGAAGCCCCACCAATAAGATTGTCAGCCACCTCCAGCGCCTTTTCAGAAGCGGCCGTCGGCTCAGCCGGAAGCCGGTTGGGGTTGCCGTCATGAGTGAAGGAGAACTGCTTGCCCTCGAACACCACCTCGCAGATCCGATCGGGGTAGCGGGGATCCTCAACGCGGTTGATCACGACTTGGCCAACGGCATATTGCCCGTCTTCCACTTCGCCCCGCGCCTCAAAGAAGATCGCCACAGCAAGACACATCATCGGGGTCATTGGTCAGCCTCCTTCTGTGCAATCGCATTGCGTTGCTTTGTTAGGTCGCGAATGACCGTTGCAAGTATCGGGGACGCGCGACCATTCCCCAAGTAGATCGTCTGTCTGCGCACAGCCAAAGCAAGAGTATCGGCATTGTGTGCGTCCCACAGCCAAAGCCTGATTTTTCGGGTAAGCCACATCATTGCGAACTCTCCTTCTGTGCAATTGCGAAGTGTCCATTATCCAGCACGCGCTTAAACTTTGCCGCCGCAGTGATATGCTTATCACCTACGACAAGATTAGCGCACCCGCAGTCGCGGCACTTCTTGGTCTCACCAGACACCGACAGGGCCAAAGACCCGCCGCCACAGTTCACACATTTAGCCATCTGAACTCTCCTTTTGTGTAATTGTTGGGAACGTCCAAACGGCAATGAGACAGCCTATGATGACGGTCCCAAATCGGTCCCAGTCTATCGGCCACCCAAGCGCAAAAAAAGTAAGAAACTCGGTCGTTACCCATGCCATTACAACGGTAAACATCCACACCCATTTAGACATCACTTGAACACCACCCATGCCACGCCAGCCCAAAACAAAATGCTGGCAATCACTATGACGAGCCAAACGACAACGCGCATCGCGGCGGACCGGCCAACATCCGAGAATTCCCCGCACAGATCACAGTCCGCATGGCCACAGTTGCAATGCATATCCATCTATTCGTCCTCCGTTGGTGCTGGCACATGGTTGCTCTCAGATATGAGGGCCTTGAGGATTGCGATTAGCCATGCGCGGGCGGGGTTGGCGTTTATAGCATTGATCGTTTTGCCTTCAACTGTATGTGCCCAAGTCATAACAGATGCACTATCCTTGTGAATTGAATAGTTAAACCCTACACCCAACACCGCCTCATGCAGCGCCTTGGCCGCGTCTAGGGAGCCGTGGTTGGATTGAAACACTAAATGCTTGTTTAGCTTCAAATCGGTAACGCGTTTTACATCACCCCTCCAGAGCGTTCCCGCCTCAACCTTAGCCAGCAACTCAGTTAGCGCGTCTTTACGGTCTGGCATCACTCCACTCCAATCTTGCGGCGCTCAAGCATCGCGTCGGCATATTCATACGAAAGGTTTGCGACCCTCTCGGCAGTCAGGTTCTCGTCGCGGACCAATGCCGGCAAAGTGGCCAGCGCAAAGGCGTCGCGCAATGACATTCCGTCTGGGCCTTCTTCGCCTGCCTCGTTGACTGAGGGCGGATAAGCCGGACCCCCAGCAGCAAGCCATGCGTCGTGGCGGGCTCGGGCGTCTTTAAGTGCTGGGGTCATCATTCGCTTTCTCCTATCAGCATTCTGGGGTAAGCAAACGGCGCTTCGCAATCCTCGTCGGGAATAACAACCACCGTGAAGTGCTTTCCGTCCGATGAAATTCCTGGCATTCCGCCGTTTGCATTGTGGATCGCATCGTGGTTCACGTTGTCTGCGCGAGGGAAAAATCCACGGCCTTCATATTTCCATTTGCCTGTCGGCTTGAAATACAGGAATGTGCAATCAGCAATCATTCGTCAAATCCTTTCTCTAGGCGCTCTTGCACCTCCTTCATGGTCTCGCAGTCGCTCAGATCCTCAAACAAGATCTGCACCTTTGCAACGCTCGAATTCTTGAGATCTCGCGCCTCCTTCAGCACCGCGCTCTCAAGTTGATAGTCGCAGAACTTCACGGTGCCTTTGTATTGCTCGGCCATCCACGGTATCGCGGTGGAGTTCTTGATTGCCTTCGCATCAGCTGCGGCCTGCGCATATTCTTGCGTGGAGAACAGGTCTGCTTCGTCGTACACGGCTCCGCTGCCAACGCCAGTCTCCCTGCACATGTATCTTGGGCCACTCGCTTCGCTGTCGAACTGGATGGAGCCGATCGTCAGGCGGGTAGCCTTCCCGACCAACGTCGCGTAAGCAAGCGTCAGCGCAACATTGGACCGATAACCACCGCTGCACCGAGGACAGGCAACGCTGAATTCTGCGCCAGCCGGTGACGTGGCCTTCCAAGCCCTTGAGCCTAGGCAGTCGGGGCAATCATGCTGGGCCGTTGTTTGCGTCGTGTGGGCGTGCCAGACCACCTCACCCACGGAGTACAATGTTGTGATAGTTGTCATCTCACAGCCCTCCCTTTGCTGAGATCTGCAGCGTCAAGTCGCTGTCCACAAGCAAGTCAATCACGTTTTGCTTCGTGATCGTTTTTGCGAGGTGCGCGACCCGATCCCGCAATGCGCATTCATGATACTTCACT